AGAAAGTTGATAGCTACCTCGACTATGTGGTTGAGCAGTGGATGGATGACAACAAACTTGCAGTACAATCAGGGCTACGCGCTGAGATTGCAGAAGGTTTCATGAACGGTCTAAAAGACTTGTTTGCGGAATCTTATGTTGAAGTTCCAGAAGCTAAAGTTGACCTAGTAGACGAAATCGCAACAGCACATGAAGAGCTTGAAGAAGCTCATAATAAAGCAGTTGCTGATGTAATGGACTTGAAAGAAGAGCTAGAATCTTATAAGCGTCAAGCGGTAATTCGCGAAGCGTCTAAAGACTTAGCCGAAACTCAAGTTGAAAAACTAACCTCACTTGCTGAAAGCATTGCATTTGAGTCAGCTGAAGATTTTGCAGCAAAAGTTGCAACTCTTAAAGAATCTTACTTTAACCAAAAAACTGCTACTTCTACAATCGCTGAAAGCGTTGAAGAAGAGGAAGCAGATGATGCGGTTGAAGTATCAGGTTCAATGGCTGACTATGTAGCAGCTCTCAGAAAAACTATTAAATAACCAGGAGATCCAATTATGGAATTAAACACTTACGATCGTCTCGTTGAGAAGTGGGCTCCGGTACTGAATGAAGACGCAGCTGGTAAAATTGAAAATGCCTCTAAGCGTGCAGTAACCGCAGTTGTTCTCGAGAACACAGAAAAAGCTTTGCGTGAGCAAGGTATGCTTAACGAAACTGCTGCTAACGCAGCAGCAGCCGGTACAGTAGCATCAGGTGGTGCAGCTGACAACTGGAACCCAATCTTGATTTCACTCGTACGTCGTGCGATGCCAAACTTGATGGCTTATGACATTTGTGGCGTTCAGCCAATGTCAGGTCCAACAGGCTTGATCTTCGCAATGAAATCTAAGTACAAAACAACTAAAGCTGGCGCAGTAATTGATGACGAAGCATTGTTCAACGAACCACTAGTCAACTACTCAGGTGACTCATCTGCTACTTCAGGTGGATCAGAAGGGCCTTCAGGGCTTGCTGGTGTATCTGATACAGATGGTGCAGGTTCAATTGTTGACTCAGGTTCATCATATGTCCCAGTAACCGGTGACGCATACACTACAGCAGAAGCTGAAGCGCTAGGTAGCACTGGTGAGTCATTTGCTGAAATGGGTTTCACCATTGAAAAAGCAACTGTGACAGCCAAGTCACGTGCATTGAAAGCAGAGTACACACTCGAGCTTGCACAAGACTTGAAAGCTATCCATGGTTTGGATGCAGAGACAGAATTGGCAAACATCTTGTCAACAGAAATCTTGGCAGAAATTAACCGTGAAGTTGTTCGTACAATCAACAGCCAAGCTAAAATTGGTGCACGTCAAGCAAACGTAACAACTAAAGGTATCTTTAACTTGTCTTCAGATGCTGATGGTCGTTGGTCAGCTGAGAAGTTTAAAGGTCTCGGTGTACAGCTAGATCGTGAAGCTAACACAATCGCAAAAGAAACTCGTAGAGGTAAAGGTAACTTTATCGTATGTTCTTCTGACGTTGCTACAGCTCTTGCAGCTTCCGGTATGTTGGATTACAGCCCAGCGTTGTCAACCAACTTGAACGTAGATGACACAGGTAACACTTTCGCAGGTGTTATGAATGGTCGTATCCGCGTTTATATCGATCCATATGCAACTACAGATTACATCAACGTAGGTTATAAAGGTACTAACCCTTATGACGCAGGTCTTTTCTATTGCCCATACGTACCATTAACTATGGTCCGTGCAGTAGGTGAGAATGACTTCCAACCACGTATCGGGTTCAAAACTCGTTATGGCATGGCGTCTAACCCATTCGTAGGTGCAGCACCTGCAGATGGTCTTGCTACAGCTCGTACAAACCAGTACTACAGAATCTTCCGCGTAGACAACATCTTAACATAAGAATTAAGAGTTCGGAAACAACTAGGGCCGCTTACGCGGCCCTTTTTTTATAACTAGTTTAAAGTAGTTAAGCTGAGACTAACTCAGCCTTTGTTACTGCTTCGTTACGTTTAATAGTTTTAAGAAACTTCTCTGCATCTCTCTTACAAGCAAAGCCTTGAGAAGTTTTATCCAGCATATCGAACATTGTATAGTTAACTTTAAACATTATACTTTCTCCATTTCAACTGTAAAAGAAACTTTAGTTTCTAACCATTTGATAGCATCTTTAGCAGTCTTAAAATACTCTTCTTCACCGCCAACTACGTTACCTTTAGCATTCAATTTATCGAAGGTTGCTACCCAACCAATAGTAGGTACAAATTCAACGAAACAAGGCTCAGAAGAGTTAGTAGCCTCAAACATTCCGTCAAATTTAGTAGCTTTGAATTTCATTAACATATTAAACATATCATCTCTCCTTATCATACATTAATTATAGCCTATATTTGGACTAAGTGCAACTGTTTTTTTCAGAAAAACGAAACTTTTTTTCCATATAAATATAGGTAAATAGTATAACTGGAAAAAATATGCCTACATTAAACCCTAGTATATCTGTAAGTGTTAGTGATACTAATTCAAATTCAGGTTTGAATAATATTAATTTTCTTCAGCCTACATCTTTTAAGCTTACAGTTGATCGAAAGCACTTTGCTAACCTAGAGTTCTTCTGTCAAACAGTATTACATCCTAATCTCGGATTAAATCCGGTAGAGGTTCCATTTAAGAGAGTTTCATCTATACCCTTTGCAGGAGATAAATTGACTTTTTCGGAATTAACAGCTATAATTATAGTAGACGAAAATTTAAACTCTTACACAGAGATGTACAATTGGATGAACAGACTTGTAGAGCAGAAAGATAGATTACCTACAGAAAGATCTGCAGAGCTAGCTCCTACATATTCAGATCTAACTCTATCTATACTTTCAAGTCACAATAATACAGTTCGCACAATTAAATATGTTGATTGTATTCCAGTTGCTTTAGGTGATATGACATTAGAATCAACATTAAGCGATAATACATTTATTACATTTCCAGCATCGTTTAGATTTTCGACTTTTGAACTTAACTAAATACCTTTATACATTATGAGGATATATTATGGACTTACAGAGCATTCTAGAAGAATGGAAGAACGATAGTGTTATTGAAAGAACTGCTTTAGATGAGACATCAAGGGCAACACCTTCTCTACATGCTAAATATCTACAATGGTTAGCAGAAGCTAAACTAGCTAAAAAGCGTGCAGAGTTTAAACAGAAAACTTTACTCAAGAAAAAATGGTTATATTATAACGGTAAGATGGATCGCGAATCTATCGAAGCGTTAGGTTGGGAACCAGATCCTTTTGATGGTCTCAAGGTCATGAAAGGCGAAATGGAATACTATTATGATAGTGATCCAGAGATACAACAAAGCGAAGAGAAAGTACAGTATTGGAAGACTGTTATAGATACTCTTACAGAAATAGTAAATAACTTAAATTGGCGGCATCAAACTATCGGCAATATTATAAAATGGAAGCAATTTGAAGCAGGTAACTAATGTTTAATCACGTCGATCATGGTATAACTTTACCTAAAATGACTAGAAAGACTACAGAGAAGGGTCGTAAGTATTTTACTCCTGAAGGTAACGCTTATCCTTCCATTACCACAGTCTTAAGTATTTTAAGTAAAGATAGTATCATACGTTGGCGTAAAAGAGTTGGTGAGGAAGAAGCTAACAAAATATCTCATCAAGCATCTACTAGAGGTACATCAGTACATAAGTTAGCTGAGGACTATTTAGATAACGTAGACGGTTGGGACAGCAAGGCTATGCCTAATAATCTCTACACGTTTAGCCATCTTAAAGACATTATAGATAAAAGAGTAAATAACATATGGTTTCAAGAAGAGTATCTATATAGTGATAAGCTTAAATGTGCTGGTCAAGTAGATTGTATTGCTGAGTTTGATGGAGAGCTCTCTATTATAGATTTTAAGACAGCTCGTAAACCTAAAAAGGTAGAATGGATTACCAACTACTTTATACAAGCTTCATTCTACGCAGCGGCTTTCTATGAGAGAACAGGAGTACCTATTAAGCAAGGAGTAATCCTTATCACCGTAGATCATAGTGAACCTCAAATATTTACAGTTAATACTCATGATTACCTACCACTATTTCTTGATGTGAGAAAAAAATATAATGGCTGAATTTACAGTTAGA